AGTTCAGAAAATGTTGCATCATTATCTGTTGCTATAACTTTATTTTGAGCTTCTGATTTTATCACTAGTTTATAAGTTTTACTACCAGTAATTGTTTCTCTTGGTATAAAGTTAATAATTCGTGTGCCATTTGAAGTTAATACTTGCATATTTTTTTAATAAAAAAGGGGAGGCTAATCACTTCCTCCCCTCCAATCAAACTATATATTATGAATCACACAATTATATTAATCGCGTCTTTTTTAACTATTTGTTCCTACAGTAACTGTTACAGTTGCAGAACTCATACCAGCAAGAGGGTCAGCAGAAGTACCACCACTAATAAAATTAGCTGGTTCTAATTCTTGTCCCGTTAATGTTAATGAGTAACCGCTTAAGTCACCAAAAGCTGTTCCTGTAGCTATACTTCCACCAGTCACTTCCATTCCATGTTCTAATCCACATAAAAAGAAGTTTCCGTTTCTATCTTCTACACAAACGTGTGGTCTTCCGTAAGCCATTAGTTTCAGTTCCTTATTATCTTCTTTAGATAATTTAGGTAGTGTTAAAGTTAATGTTTCTTCAAAGAATGTTGTTCCATTCTCTCTACTTGAGGTAATAGCAGTTTCTAAACTATTAGTACCTTTTAAATCGTATTGTAAGGCAGTTATTGTACCTGTCATATCTGTAATTTCATCAGCAGTTTTTGTTACAGTACCTAATTCACCAAAATCAATGAACCAAGCTCTAACAATTCCGCCAATTACATCTTTACATGGTACTTTTCTGCCAGCCGTTAAATCACATGCCATTTGTTATTGTTTTAAATTAAGGGAGCATTTCAGCCCCCTTGTTATTAATTAATTCTTAGGCGTGGTATAAAACTATATCAGAACCTATTCCGTAGTTAACTGCGCTTGTATATCTCATTATAACTCTTACGTTTTGAGAACCATCAAGGTCAGCCATGTCTAATACTTTAACTTCGTTCATATCGTTTAATAAACCAGTACCAAAGTATAAGTTAGATTTTTGAGCAGCCATTGCAGTATCATCAGCTAATCCATTACAAACAAAGATTTTCACACCATCAAAAGATAGTTGTCCTCCAGCGTTGTACCATTGTGTTCCTTGTGCGTTTGTACCATTCGAACCGATACCTGAAGCAAAACCACCTAATGCTCTTACATAAGCTCTTGCAATGTTTTGTGATACGTAAATGTGTAAATCTTCTTTGTTGTAAAGTGCAGAAGGTACTGCATCGACAATAGAACCTAATTTATCAATTACATTTGAAGCAGTTACAGCAGCGTGTGAAGCTACATCAATAACATCACTATCAGCTAAAGCTAAAGTTACTAATCCATCAAACTCACCAGCATTAGAATTAACACCTTCCCAAATGTTTTGCTCAGTTTTTTCAGCTACTAAACCAGCTACGTGGCCAATAATAAAATCTGAAAATTTAGGTGGCATTTTATCAAATGCAGAAAACCCCATTTCAGCAGCTTCCCAATCTGAAACAAAATCTTGCTTGCAAAATTGTAAGTTTACTTGAAACTCCTCTGGTTGTAATAATCTCTCGGTTAAAGTAACTGTTGCAGTTGCATCAAAATCACATGAAGCATTTTTAATTACGTTTGCATCAGTAGCTACTTTTTTCATAGTAGATTTATACTTGATATTAGGCATTACTTCTATACCGCCTTTATCAATTGTGTTAGCACTCAGTAAAGCCGCAGAAATATATTTACCTGCAAACTCACCAGCATAAGTGCTTGTTATACTTGTTGTTGTCGCCATTTTATTTTATTTAATTATTGTTAAAAATTTTATCAAAAACCCTGTCTTTAGTTGTTTGTATTCTATTGCTTCCAATATGGAAATTTACTTTATTATCAACCTCAGCTTCAGGATTATGTTTTACAGGTTCAGGAGCAACAGCAGAAAGTTCTTCTTTCTCTTCTATTACTTCTTCCTTCATTTCTTCTTTTTCTTTGTCAGCCATTTTTTCAATCATTGCTTTGATTTCATCTACTGCTTTAGTAAACTCTTCTTTGGTAACATATTTCATTTCTTCTTTTTCTTCTTCCTCTAATTCAGTTTCAATTTCTTCATTAGATTCTTCAGATAATTCTTCTTCATCTGCTTTTTCTTCAGCAGCTTCTTTTATACTGTCGATTAAACCTTCTTCAGTAACAACTAAAATTGTTTTGTCCTCTAATTCATATTCACCTACAGGTAAAGCAATTTGCTCATCTTCAGTTTTTATAAATACAGATTCTCCAGCTTCAAACTTTTCTGCAACTAATACAGTTCCGTTTTCTAATGTAATTTCAGCCATTTCTATTTTTTCTTCAGAAAGTTCAACTTTTTCACCAACAATATTTTTTATTTTGTTTAGTATTTCGTTTGCTTTCATAATTTGAGTATATATCTATAAACGTTTAAAAACCTTTACTGTTATATTTTTTTTTAATTTTTTTTTTATAAAATGCTTGTTTATTAAATAATTATAATTATATTTACATAAATTATTAATTAAAACCAAAACAAATGAAAACTAAATGGGAACAAAAAGAGCAAATTCAAAAGCTCATTAGACAAATTAATTGGAGAATTACAACTCTACAAACATTAAAAGGTGGTACTTTTATAATGACTAAGAAAGTATTTAGATTAATGTTAAATGAACATCCAGAATTAAGAGATGAGTTGGATATTCTTGAAGGTAGAAAAAACACACTTGAAAGATTATTATGGAAATTACCATAATTTTATAATAAAAATACCAAGAGCCAGCCGAGTTATCTTAGCGTAAGTGCTCAAATAATTAAGAGCCACTTTAAAAGAGTGGCTTTTTTTAATTACTACCAGTAATAGAACCTATACCTTGAGCTTGTAGTGAACCATCACAACACTTTCTACTATATCTTTTACCATCTGGACACAAACAACCTCTATTAGTGTTTTTAGGTGATGTATTACTTGGTGTTTTAAATTTTTTACTTTTCATATTATTTATTTTTTGGTGATTTAGGATGTTTACTTGGTAATAAGTCAAAATCTCCTACATATTTAGGGTTTTGTGGTCTGCCATTCTTAACTAAATATAAATAAGCATTTACTCTTGCTAATGCCCATTGTTTGGCTGAGGTTACTCTTGGTGAATGTGATACATTAAATGCACCTAATCCACGTTGAAAAACTGTTTTTAATTGTCCAATAGTAACTCCATAACCTAACTTTTCTTTATACCTTTCATTAAATTCATCTGATTTTTTTTGTAGTGTTGCTTCATCTGCTTTACTTACTTTTGCACCTCTACTTGTTGAAGCATCTCCTTTAGCAGTTCCTTTTCCTTTTGGTTTTTTATTTGGTGTACTTGATTTAGGTGCTTTAGGTGATTTCTTAACACCACCTCTTTCACCTACCTCTGCATAGCTACTTTTTTTTTTAACACATCTTCCATCCTTTTTTACAAAACCCTCTGGACATTTGTATTTTTGCATAACATGTTTTTCACATGGCATAAACCAAGTTTTTTCATTTCCCTCTTTATCTTCATAAACATGAGTGTGAAACCCATCACAACCTATATTTCTTGCCATCTCTTCAGCTTTCTCTTGAGTTTTATAAGCTAATCTATCATCTATTATTGCAAAGTTGTCATCTATTACCATAGAAGCTAAATTAATTTCACCAAGTTCTTTTAACTTGCTTTCACTCCATCTAAGGCCAGCTTTACCACCCCATAGTAAATAAGAAATAGTACCACATGCTTTTGTATCTCCCTCATCATAATATTCTTGCGCTCTGCTTAAATAGCTATACATTCTTTTTAAAGTTTGCAAACTGACATTTTCTTTTTGTGCTAATTGCTGAGCTCTTATTTTTCCAACCTGCGTGGAGCAACGATTATTTACTTTTTCATTTAGTTCTATACCTCTTTTAGCATTATTACTAACTGCTTGAGGGTAATCATTATAAGTTTCTAATGTTATTTTTTTACCAGATTTTGTTCTACCATCTTTTGTTATTAATGCTTTAATATTACTTAGCATATATTCAGCTTCCTCTTCTTCAATAGCTTGCATCTCTGCTTTTGTATCTGGTTTTTTAATTTGTGCTTTATCTGCGAAATAACCCTCAATACTAAAACCTTTTACTTTACCAGTTTTTACATAATCATTCCAAATTTCATCATTCTCTACTTTCATACTAATCATCCAAGTACCTTCTGGCATTTCTAAACCATACTTAGCAGATTTATCCATTTTAGGGTCATCCACAAGCCAACTTTCCACCACAGTCAAACCTGTAATACTCATTTGATGTTCTAATGTTGCATTGTTTTGATTACTGTTTTGGAAAAATAATTCGCTTGCTCTTCTTACTGTATCTTTAGAAAAGTAAACATAAAACATTGTATCATTACGCTTTCTAAATATTGGCTTATTTGGTATCAATGCCGCACCAAGAAGTAGTTTTTTCTCTTCATCTATTTTTGCAAGTTGTA